ATACCAATGTATCCACTAAACCGATGATTATTTCAACGTTGGTTAAGGTTATTCGTGAGAATATGTACACAGAACGTGATGAGCGTTGTTTGGACGAATACCTATGTTATGAAAAGAAACCGAACGGTGCCTTCGGGGCAATTAGCGGAAAGCATGACGACCTGTTGATGACGCGTGCCATAGGTCTGCACATCTGCTTCTTTGAAATGGAGATACCGAAGATTGTACCACGCATCGGGAGATTTAAAGTCAGGAAAAAGAAAGCTGTCTCGGCAGCAACAATATAAGTTTAATTTAAAAACAAGGAACTATGAACATTTTCAAAAGAATCAGTGCTTCGCTTCGTTTACGTGAAGCGATCAGACAAGCGGACGAAAAACACAAAGAAACCGGAGAACGTTACTACGTTATGCCTGCTGGTGGAAAAAAAGGACAGCTTATCATTATGGATAGAAAGAACTTCCGCAAGTTGAAACAGAAAGGCTACATCAATCACAATACGTTCGTGAGTGACCTCGAATGCGAATGTTTCTACTGTACCCCCTACAAAAACGGTTCAGGCACGCTTCCTTCGGTTGTTATGACATTGAAACGTAAACAATATTTTTCATGGGTTAATTCGCTGAAAAAGTCAAAAGAAAATGGGAAAATACGGAAACATTGATGGCATTGTCACACTGACGAACGACCCTCTTGCACTTGACAATATCCATAAATTGAAAACCGGTGACCGAATCATGTGCAATGATAATGGACATACCGGAACAGTATTGGAGGTAGATAGCGATGGGTATGGTTGCACCGTTCGCTTTGACGATACGGAAGAAACATGGATAGAATGTGAGCAACTATCCAAAGAATAAAAAAAGGGGCATATCCGATGGATGTGCCCCTTTGATTTAAGCAGCTCTCATTGCATCATATAACTGGTTTACTGCATTTATATTTGTACCCTGCTGCGCCTGTTGAAGTAACTGAGGAGAGATACCTTCAGGTATTTTGCCCTGCTCCAGTTGCTCTTTCTGAGATTTGATGCTTTGCAGCAATTCATCTGCAAACGGGAAATCTCCATGCTCAAGCAGCTGCTCTACACTAATTGCCTGAGACTGGTACAACTGCATAAGCATATCGTTAGCAAGATGCCTGTATGCTGGTGTTGAAGTGCTTTCGGTAATGCTTAAATCAAATTCTACATCACGTATTTTCTTCGGGTCATATTCGATTTGTGCACCACTCTTGCCTGCAATATTGAATACACGTTTGCTATCATAAAACTGTTGCATATTCTTCACGTCCTTGTATGCACCGTCAACTACAAAGCAACTGAACGACTCCAGCAAATCAAGTAATGATTTGGTGGCATTTTCTGTCTGTTGGTTATAGTGTGATGCGCTTTCTCCCGAATATCCCGGTTTCCCTTGCAATGCACCTGTCACGCCTGAAATGTCCTCAAAGAACTTCAGCTGTATATTGAGCAATTCTGCAATACCTATGTTGGTGGAATTGTTAGCTACCTGCTCCGGAACCTTACCACTCTTGCTCGGCTTATAGACAATCACGCCGTTAAACTCGGTCCAACTCTCTGCAATATCGTCAATGCTCACACCATCAGGAAGACAATCCTCCGGCATCATCAGCACACCTTTTGCGCTTGCCCTCATAATCCAGTCATAGAGAGTTATCAACCGGTTGGTATATCTCTGCTGGTCGATTACATCAGCAACGAATGAATGGATTTCACCATCAATGAACGGATATGCCTTGAAAACATATGGATGGCTTCCATGCTCGTAAGGCGTTTCCCCCTCCCTCAATATGTCGCCAAAAGGAGAAAGGTAATAGAAATACCAATAATCGTCCACAAACCAAGTAGCTTTTATCAACGGAACCTCATCTTCCGGCATACCGGCTTCCTTGGCCATACGCATACGTTCTTCATTTTCAGTAAGCACCACTTGTGCGTAATCTTCTTCGTCTATTTTGAAAATATCGCCGTTTTGGTAGTCATGGCAACGGTATCTCGGTTTTTGCTCCTTGCGCCATATCTCTATCACACGGCATCGTCCCGGCTCGCTTGTGAATAGAAAATCGTAGTTTTCCAAGCGGCTATACCCGAAACGCTCCGCATATGTGGCTATGTAATCTTTCCTTGCCGCCCACTTGTAAATGTCACGCAATTGTCTGTATTCCTGCGGACTTGATGCGAACTGTTCACACAACTGCCCGAAAGAAATGTCGTGAACTTCTCCAAGCACGGAAACATCCCAACCTCTGAAATCTCTCATGTTGTTGTCGATAAAGAAATTATTGGGTTGCACATAGTCCGTCCAACAATCCTCTTTTCCATTACGCCAACCGTACGACTTACGGTGAACGATAAAACCGCTTATCAGGAACTCTTCCATTGTTCGGGCATATACATCGTTCATTCGGTTAAGCTGCATGTTGCATTGAAGTATCGTACTCATCGTTTCACCAAGTTTCTGTTCATCCCGATCACGTGCGGTACAGGTCGGTTCTTTACTTTGGCTTCGATACACGCCAAGCACGCTTCGCACAAGTCTACGGATAAGGTTGTTTTTCAAAGGCACGTTGCCTTGACTTTTAATGTATTCTTCCTCGCTCATGGATTTTCCGTCCACACAAATCATATCGTCCCATTGGAAACCGTAGGTATAGCGTTTGTTCCGTTCCCTGTCTTTCCGAAAATCTTCCATCTGATTCCAATAGTATTGTGCTTCCATCAGAATATCAAATGCCCGGCGGTCTCCATATCGTTTTGCAGAAACAACGGTGTCTATCTCGGTAGCATCATCTCGTTTGGTAGAGATACGGCTCATGGGTAGCAACTTTCTTTTGTTCTTATTCGTATCCATAATTTCATCGTTTTAATGATTGCTCGGAACAAAGATACTATTCCGGGCAATCATCCTATGTTTAACTATTTACGGGTCTCTAATTCTTCCAACTTGCCAAGCATTTCAACTTTCAAGTTCATAATCATGGTTTCAACTTCTTCTCGCTGTGTCGGGTCAATGAGTTTTAGAGCATCGCTTGCTTTTCGTATGGCTTTGTCATAGCCTTTAACCAAAACGTAACGTTTGAATACCTCTGAATTGATAAGTTCATTTATCTTTTCAGCATACTCGATGTTACCCATTCTGACCTGATTTTTGTATCCGCTTAAAGAATGCTGGACACCTTTCATTTCATCAACTGCATCAGAATATTCACGGTTGATTTGACTGCCTGTTGTCCGTTCGTCTGCAGTTTGATAGAAACTGCTTATGACAGGTACGTTATGCCATTCCTGCAAATCTTCATTCCACAGCATTTCCAATGTCTTTTGGGCCTTGTTCAGCGTTTTGCCGACACCTCCGAGATAACTTTCAAACAGATGTTCAATCAATGCCGGGTTATTTAGGTTGACTACTCCCAGAAGTGGCTTGTCAATCCAACCTTTATCAACATTGTTCCCTCCTGTTATCTCGTTCAGCCACCTTGTACCGTCAACAAGCCAAGGGGCGGTACTCTTGTACGCCTTTGTCCACTCTGGATCCATTTCGTTCCACGTGTGTTTACGGTAAATAGGTTTACCAAAATAATCCGTATTGGCTATAATCTGTGCAAATGGTTGTCCTATAGTCGGTGTAAGGCTTACTGCGACATTGCCTCCGTTTCCTGTTAGGTCAATAGGAAGCATGGACGAGAATCCGGTTGCTGCCTTGCTTAAACCGTCTTCAACATTTTCCTTTCCGGCAAGGACTGAATATGCTATTTCTCCCATACTGTAGAAAGGTCTCATTTCGTGTGGTAATGGAAGCGTCATATATCCGTTTTCACTCCAAGGTACATAAAGGACGAGGTTGTTCCTGCGTACCCATTCCGGCAAATCCCAATAACTGTTGTCATCGTCATCTCCACCAAGCAGAGCCTGTATAGCCAAGTTCATCATTGGGACAAGGAAACCCGCCGATGAGAACAGGGTTAATGCCATAGTGGTTTTAGCAGGGTGTTTTTCCATAAGTTTACCGAAGTTCGCTACACTCTGAATGGCTGCATTGAAGAAGATGTAACTGAAGTTCATGACACTTGCACCCAGTCCGCCACTTCCTTTCTTGTTGAAGTTGACGGTAATCTCTTTCGCATCATATATTGAGTGTGCCACATCTCTGCCCATTTGTCGGCTTGTCATATACACCATGAAGCGTGTCGTGTCCTCCGCGCTTCTATTCAGAAACTCCACGCTATCCCACAATCCGTTCCATGCTTTTTGGGTAATGGAACTTTTGCCCTCTGCTTCTTTTACGAAACGCTTGATGTTTCGTTTGTAGTCTTCAACTGTATTCAGTTGGGTAAATCCTGTTTCGCCTCCATTACGGATAAACTCGTCAAAATAACGTTCCAAATCGTTATTCCTATCAAGCCTGCCGTTTCTGTATTTTACAAGCAGACGTGGTAGTTGAGCCTTAACCAGGCATTCTGTTACATTCTTGTTATACTTGGCTGTATATGCAGCGTTTTCTTTAATGGCTACTGCCGTACCTGCCCAAATGATGTCTCTTGACAGGTTACTCACGACAAAGGCAGGGTTCATTGAAGTAAATGCTCTTGCCATAAGATTCTTCACCGCTTTTGCAGCCTTGTACAGACTGCTGTCGTTTACATCCGGGTTGGTCAATCCGTTGATGGCTTGTGCCGCTCTTGGATTGCCATTGATATAAAGGCAATATTCCTTACCGGCTCTTTTTACTCTTACAACGTGTTCCTGACCTTCACGTTTCGTAATATGCATACTTAGTTTCAGCCCGTCCTTCTTTTTCGTGGCATTATCTCCGAGGGCTTCCATTTCCTGCTCGAATTGTTCGACAATGGAAGCCACCTCGTCACCTGTCGCATCTTCCGGGATTACAGGGTTTCTTGCTTCCCATTCACCGGTGGCATTGTCAAGCACATACCATTGTTCGCTAACGCTTACAAGTTCATTCGGATTGTTTAGAATGAAGTTCAGAATTTTCTGCTTCATCAGATTCCTGTTTCCTTGAACGATGCTGCTTTCCGCCATGAATCCAATGGTGGCCAACGGGTCGTCAGCCAGACTTGTACGTCCTTCTGCTGTCTTCAATGTCGGAGAAAGCATCAGACGGTTGCTTGTCATATATTCGTATTCGTTGGAAGCGACTTCGCAATCCCAACCTCTTAATGGCACATAATATTTGAACATTCCACAAATTTTGTCATAAGTGGATTTGCTCATCAAGCCGCTATTGTAACTTTTGCGTAACGTTTCTTTGGTCGCAGCGTTGATTTTATCCCACAATTCGGACACACTGTATTTGTTCTCGAACTCATCAACTATCATTTGTGCAGCCTCGGTGAAATTATCTTTATCACCGGTCAATTCAGTCAAACCCGAATAATCACGTGCAATAGTACCGTCCCAAGTGTCACCATCCTGTTCTGCATCTCGTTTGGAGAATTCCTCATTACGCTCCAGACCATGCTTTGCTATGATGTACGACTTCAACTCTTCATAAGATGTACCTGATTTGATAAGTTTCTGAATAGCTTTCATCAGAGGTTTATAGAAATCCCTTTCATATATCTCCGCTTGCGACTTGTTTTCTGCCGACATTCTGTTTTCTGCAATATAGGCATTTTCAAACGAATGAATTGGATTCCCTGTTTCTTCTGAAATCATGTCCTGCAATGCTTTCAATGCGGACATACTGTCTTGATACGCCTCTTTCAGTCTGTACAGGAGATTTTCTTTCCATTTGACACTTCTGCTTTTATTGGGTGTACGGACTTTCCTGTCATAGCGTTTCCTTAAAGAGTCGCCGTCACGGTATAGTGCATCATCACTTTCTGTAACAGTCTGATGATGTGGGTCGGAAACCGCATAATTTCCGACTTTCAGTTCATACTGCTTTGCCACATCAGCGGCTTCTCCCAATATGTTTCTGTATCTGCCCGGTTCCGCAAGGTTCTCGTAACTGCGCCACAAGATGTAGCGAAGTTCGTTGTCCGATAGAGTAACCCCTCTGAAATCCTCAAAGCCTATCTTATGGAGCATATTCAGGAAGAAATCCTTTATCTGCCTCCACCAACTTGCGTTGATGTTCTCAAATTCGGTATCTTCTGCAAGCGAAGCCAGATATTCTTCTGTTGCTGTATAAGTAAAGTCGCTTTCGCTTTTAGGCAGGTTTGCAATAATCTCGGCTTGCTCGAATACCGATGTTACACCCTTTATCGCATGCTGTACATATTGTCGATACAATTTCTTACGTATATTCGTAATGCGTCTGCGTATGTTCTCATCGGCATTGTTGAATACATTATCGAGGAATGTATCAAAATGTTCTCCGAACAACTGGCGCAAACCATAGTGCGCCACAGCCTCATGCAGCAGTGTCTGTTCAACATCAAACGTACTTGTATGGTTGGGAATGACAATGGTTATCTTCCCTGTACTCTTCGAGTAGATGCCTTTTGCACGCTGCTTCTTTCCATCCAAGACGGAAGCATCAGTAACAACCTCCACATTGTCAAGATGCAATTTCTCTGCAAGGCTTTCCACACGTTCTGCCATTCTTTGGCGTTCACGCTGTGCAAATTCCCTCCGCTGCTTTGCCGTTCTCCTTGACTGGCCGAGCAGTTTTGCTACTGGGTCATTCTCAAAACCGACCTCATCATCGGTATATGCACCATCACCTTCACGCAGATTTTCCCTTTCAACACTTGGATTCTCAAAACTTTCCACTATCTTTGTGATAGAAGAAAGTCTTGGATTGCTGAGGGCTTCCGTTTCGAGGACGGAGTGGTGCAGATAGTCTAAGGCTTTTTCTTTATTAATGTAATTGGCAAAACCTCTCTCTATCCAATCAATTATATTATTGTTTCCTTTCCCAAAAATGGAAGTCACCACATTGAAATCAATATCATTCCCTCTTCCTACCGACAATGTTACCAAAAAGTTACCCTGCTCCGTTTTTAATTCGGTAAGAACAGATCGGTTTTCTTCTTTTCCATAATTTTCAAACACGGCAATAGGATTCGCCACTGCTTCGGGAAGATTCTTTAATTCCTCCAGCTTGAAGCCGTGCTTCTTCATCTTCTTTATGACTTTGTTTCCGTACAGTTTCATGGGTTTGTCGGAAACTCCGGCTGACAACAGTATGTCCGATGGAGTGCCAAGGTTAAGTATCACTTTGTCTGCATTGGATTCTGTCAACTTTTCCAGTTCCTCGTTAAACCTATCGTTCACTTCCTCCAAATCATCTTCCCGATACAGCACATTGTCATCTTCTTCTGCAGTGGAAATATTATTTGCAGTTTCAACGGTAGCGTCCATTTCCGCATACTTGGCTTCCTTTTCCTCCAGTTCTTTCTTCATCAGTTCGGCATATTCCTCCAACTGTGATTTCGCCTGTGCCAATTCTTCTTCATATTCGAAAGGTTTGCCCTCTCGTAACAGGAGTTCTTTCAATTCGGCTTCATTATGCTTCTTGTTTTGCTCTCCGGCATTCAATCTCTCGGCAAAATCCTTTCCTGTAATCACATTGACTGTAATGTCTTCAATGGCATTGCGAAGCAAATTTTGGCGTACCGGCACATCTTCAATGCCGAGTTCGGGACATGAGTAGGTCATTTTACGCTCAACATCATTGAAAAGTGTTGCACCGTCACGCATGGTCTGCCTTGTCAGCTTTGTTGTAACTACAAATGAAAAATCGCCTATCTGTATAGTCAGTTCCCGTTTTTGTTCTCCTGCAATCTCACCGTCTTTCATCTGTTTCATTTCAGCAATAACACTCTTGTTATGTTCCTTAAAGAAATCACCCATTGTATCAACAGAAGCAAAACGATGTTTTCCGATTACAATTTCCTTGAATTGCCCATCGGGGAATGATGAATGTACAGCATCTAAATATCTACTGTTATCCTCAATGCACTTTTCCGCATCCTTGATAAAGGCTTTCAATCTTGGCTTGGCATTGTGAATATAGGTTTGGTCTGTTTCCCATTGCTTTTTGCGGCTTGCATATTTACGCACATTCTTTTCCGCATTGTTTTTCAGCATAGCATACTCACTGCCGGAGAGCTGTGCAACGGTATCTCCAAACACATCTTCTTCCTCCTCAAGTACACGGTTGGTCATGCTGTTGTTCATCATCTGCTTGCCGTTCATGATACTGTCGGCAATCGCTCCCTTTGTTTTCAAGCGTTGGTAGGCGGTAACATCCAAACTGTCCTCAACTCCGAAACGCAAGATGCGTACAGGCTTGTTCATGTCCTTATGCAAATTTCCCTGTCGCAAAATGCGTCCGTTGCGCTGGGTATAGTCCATAGGACGGTTGGGCGCATCCAAATGTATCAGCGTGTGCAGTCGTTCCTGAATGTTCACGCCTGTACCGAGCGTAAAGGTCGAACCGAGAATCACGCGAACCTCACCACGGTTTACCTTTTCAAAGATTTCAAGTTTCTTCTTGACAGTCATTCCCGACCTCATTACTACAATCTCATCAGCAGGAACTCCCTCTGCGATCAGTTTATTTCTGATGTCATCATAAAGATTGAAGCCGCTCTGCTTATTTTGATAATTGTCGGCAAAAATGGCAACCGTACCTTTGTAGTCGGCTGTTTCTTTCAGTGAGCGCAAAGTCTGGCGCACGGCTTCATTGGTCTTGCTGTTTTGGTCGTCCTCTGCATCTGACTGCACCAATCGGGCATCCACGGCAGCAGCTTTGGCAATACCGTACATCGTGAGCGGAATATGGCTGTTCTCTTTCTTCTCTTTGCCGCTCATCTGCTCATAATGTTCAAGTTCGCTCTTTACGAACTTCATGATACTACGCAATGCACGTGTCTGTGGCAGATAGAGGTCTTGTGCCTTTCCTCCCTCCATTTCAGGTATTTTGTCCTTTACGCCACCGGCTTCTTTGGTAAGGACAGTATCGGACACTCCAGACCATATACGCACCAGTTCGGGCAGGTTCACGTATCCGGCAAAGCGATTGTTCTCCTTGAACTTTCCGCTTGTGGTGAACTCCAACATTTGCTGAATGTTACCAAAGTTGCGTACAAAGTCATCAAAGTAATAAATACCATACTCTTTCATCGTATCAGCAGGCATAAGATAGCGCATGAACGTCCAAATCTCTGCAGCAGTATTGCTGATAGGCGTACCTGTGGCGAAGATTACGTTTCGTCCGTTGTTCTTTTCCAAAACAGCCTGCGCCTTCAGGAATACCCCTTGTGATTTCTTGCTGTATGACGGGTCCACACCTTTGACTCCACGCTGCATGGCAGTGGCAAATCCAAGATGCTTGTATTCGTGGGCTTCATCCACAAGCAGGGCATCAATGCCCATATCGTCAAAGTTCTCTACATCGTCAGTCCGGCGGTCAAGCATTTCCATTGCCTTGACTTCTGCATTCTGCAAGGCTACAGCACGTTTTTTCTCATCGTTGGCGGTGCGTTTCTTTGAAGCGTTATCGGCAAGTCCGGCAAGTTGCTCCTCCAACAATTCGATTTCACGCTCGGCCTGTCGGGTAATCATGTTCTTGCCGTCTGGGTCTTCTTCTTTCATTTTTTCAAGAATGAGCATCTTCTCCTCAATCTTGTCCTGGACGAAAGCCATTTCCCTTTCCTCGCTGTCAGGGATAAATTCAAAGGTCGATTGCGGAACGACAATCATGTCCCAATCGTTGTAGCGTATCTTAGCATAGAAATTCTTTCTGCCCTCTGCGCTTCGGTCTGCCTCTTCGAGTGTCAGTATCTTGGCATTCGGGTACAGTTCCTTTGCACTTGCCACGAACTGACCTACCGTTGCATTCTGCACGACAATCATCGGTTTGCGTGCAGTACCCAAACGACGCATTTCCATTGCTGTGGAAATGAGGGTAAAGGTTTTGCCTGTTCCTACCTCATGGGCAAGCAACAACGGTTGCTGTGTACCTCTCACGATGGCCTTACCTTGGTGGGGACGCATCTTGAACTTGTGGGAAGCACCTCCGAAATACTCCGGCACAAACTCGTCCGGTATGCTCATAGGCACAAAGTTGTTGAACATATCGTTATAGATACGTTCCATACGTTCCGACATTTCCGGGTCGCTCTGCATCTTCTGCCTTGCCCAGTCCTTGAAATCCTGACGAATTTCATCAATCTTAGCGGCACAAGCCTGTGTCGCTTCCTTGTCGGTAATGGTTTCTGTTGTGCCGTCATAGTGCTTCTTGGTGGTGGAAACCGTGATGCTTCTGTTCTGAATGGCTGCTTCTATGAGGGTGTGTCCCATAATGGTTCGACCGAGCATTTCACTGGTCACGCCCATGGCACGGTTCTTTTCGTAGTTGGTAAAGTATGGCTCTTTCATAAACCAAGTACCGCCTACTGCTGTAAACCGGACATCTACCTCCGTTCGTTCCTTTACGAAGTCTTCATATAGTTTCGGGTCAATCCAAGAACTGCCGAGGGTAAAATCAATCAAGTGTGCGGGAATTTCCATGGGCATAACCTCCTGCAACGCCTTTATGTTGCGGTCAAATTCCCCATTCTCGTTATTTTCCTCAGCCTGACGCAGTTTCTCACGGATATTTCCGCTCAAATACTGATACGATGCTTCCATCTGTCGGGTTACAGGGTTCTCGAAACCGTAGCCATTCTCAATGATTTCTTTCTTCACCTCCCCGATACCTGTGCCAAGTTGCTCAGCGATGTACGGTATATCCACACGGCCGAATTTGAAGATACTTGCAATGATACCGTCCTTGACATTGGCAGGGGTGGGTTCTTTCTCTTTTTCAACGACACGTTTGCTGAATACATCGGTCTTGTCAAATTTTTGTATCCGGTTTCCTTTTTCATCTGCCGTTTCTTCGAACTTTTCAAGAGCGAACACATTGGCATAGTCCACATCATTGCGGAGAAACGCAATGGCGGTGTTCTTGTTGAAGTGTCCGTATGTGCTGGTAAAATCATCGTATGCCTTGTTGAGTTTGTCAAGCAAGGGTTTCAGCCCCTCATCGCTTTCATTCTCGGTCTGATAGGAAAGGACTTCTGCAAGGGCTTCCTTGATAGCGGTGTACGCCTCGAAACATTCCACTTTTGTATGTCCCTTTACTTTTTTGTCATTCACCTCAAGGAGTTGTGCGCTTGCTGTTGAGTTAATATACAGCTTTCCGTCCATGACAAACACTTCTCCGACTTTCTTGTCGCCGTTCACTTCTGCAACAGTTGTGGTTGTTCGTTCGCCAAATTCCTCCGCACTGAACGAGCGGACAAATTCAGCCAACATTTCCTCCTGCTTCTTGTCCTGTTTAGGGTACAATCCCTTGCTTGTCGGACGGAATGTGTCGCCTTTCTCGAATGCGAAGTGCATTTCACCTGCCATGTTTTCAGGGTGTTCGATGAAATAGCGGTTGTAGTCCATTGAGAGCTGCTTGATGACCGGCGTTTCCTTGCCTTTGACCTTGCATGTTTCCCCGGTGTCATATTCTGCCATGCGCTCTCCGCTCACATCGCTTACATCAATGGCATGGGCGGATTTCTGTCCGTTCACACGCTTGCGGATAACAACTATGTCGGATGTTACCCCGGTGCCACCGAAAGTCTTGTTGTGCATACGGAAAGCACCCACGAAATCTGCGCCTCCCTCGCTCACAATCCAGTCACGGAGTTTCTTGCTGTTGTCAAGCGTACCGTTGGACGTGATGAAGATACCCAAACCGCCCTCACGCAGTTTGCGCACATTCTTTGCTATACAGAAATCATGTATGTTGTGGAATTTCTTCGACAGGTCTTTGTCGCCTGTGGTGTCATTCACACGGAGTCCTGTAACAAACGGGACATTGGTAATAGCCAAATCCACGCTGCCATTCGGTATGCGTGTCTGCTCGAAGCCCTGTATCTCCACTTTGGCGTCAGGATAGAGGAGTGAGAGGATTCCTCCCGAAGTTCCGTCAATCTCTATGGCATGGATGTCGCTCCGCTCGCTGATGTGCGTGGGCATCTGTCCCAAAATATTTCCGATACCGGCAGAGCCTTCAAGAATGTTTCCACCCTCAAAGCCCATTTTTTCGGCAATATCCCAAAGGGTATCAACAACGTATGCAGGGGTATAATAGGCGCTGTTCGCACTCATTACAGCCTCTTGATACGCTTTTTCCCCAAGTAATTCACGGAGTTTCTTTGCAATGAGGTTAGGAGCGTAATATGTACCCTCACTGAAAGCCTTGCCCAAGCCGCCCCAGCCGCTGAACTTGCGCAGGGTCTGCATCTGCTTTTCTGTAGCCTGTCCGCCGCTTTCAATCAGTTGCTTTGCCAGTTCGATAGCCTTGATGTTGGCTTCGATACGTGCATCTACCGATGTAGGGGCGTGGTCTTTGCCACGTTCCGAATGGTTGTTGTGGGTATTCTTGGGAGTAAATGTATTCCTGCCATCGTTTTTGCGTGCAACTTTAAGAATAGCATCAACTTCCTTGCGTGTCGCTTGGAATGGTCCGCTTATATTGTCATTGCAATGGAATACGTTGGCAAGTTCATAATAGGCAATACCGGAAATCTCATGTTCTCCTCCGAGTTTGTCGTTCAAGTGCAATGTAACACCTTTGAGCTCATCGGCAAGTTTTCGGTTGCTTTCAATTTCTTTCTTGCGTTTACCCTCAATGCTTTGCTCGTTTAAGGAATCTGAAAGTCGAGGTCGCACAGTCCTATCGACTGCATTGCCTGCTCCTTCTCCTTTGTTGTCAGTTCCTCTATCGGTTTGTTGTTCGCTTTCGCTACCTGTTTCAGTGCCTCTTGATAATCCTTGCTCGTGTCTATTACCGTTGGCCAGCACTCTTTCGGAGCGTTCTGTATCAGTTCTCTGTAATCCATGTTCGTTGTTTTTATTGTTATCAGTCAGGCTGTCAAATAAATTTAACTCATTTGACTGCTGTGAATTTACTGCTTTTTTCCCATTCTTTTTACGTGCAGGGCGGCTTTTTTTGATGCGTTCCTGTGCAATTTCTGCCTCTTGTTCCACCTCTGCCTCTCTCGTTACGGTTTCGGCGGTAGCAAGTGCATCAATGCTTGTCTTGTCGAAATTCGCCACATCAAACTTCTGTACCTCATCGTATGGGGTCATGTCGGCATCCAATCCATTTTCTGCCACCTCTGGTAAATCTCTTGCACCATTATAGAACGCTTTGAGGTACGGGCGTATGGCATCGCCCAAGTCTGCAATCATGGCTGTTGCATACTCGGCAAATTTGCGTGCGCCTTTTTCAATATGATAGACGGCCATTTCCGTACCGATGGCAAGTGTTTCCGGGTCTATTCCCATATTCATTTGACCGAGCAACTTCTTACGCATACGTTCACGGAGTTCTGCATAACGTTCATCGGTAACAAGACGGTTGCCATTCGGATTATTTTCCGGCTTAGATTCTTGTTCTGTGGCTTCCGCTTTTTCTGTACGTACAATCTCCCTAATCTTAACCTTGTTTTCAAGAATGGTTTCAACAGCGTCACGCAGTTCCTGATTAAAATTCTTGGGATTACGTACAATCTCCAACATTTCTTCAGGACTGTTTGCCGTATAATTGAAACGTCCATCTCCGATAGGGATAGGGCCGCTCACATCATCGCGCTTCAACGTGGTCAATCCGGTTTCCTTGTCAACGGAAACAGAATATTGCCACACTGGGCTGTATTCCTGCTTTTCTTCCTGCTTAGATGTTTCCAAAAGTTGAGACTCAGCAAACTGCACATTGCCGTCATTTACTTCTGACAAATCAGACAAAGACAGAGGTGGTTGTGATTGTGCATCGGTTGCATATTCTGCCAAGCGTTCAGCATCTTCCTTGCTCCGCATCATGAAGCCTTGCTTTTCCTTGTCCCACCAGCCTTTCAGTTGTTTGGCAAACATTGTGGTGTGCTTCCGAACGGTATCTCTCAACTCGTTATTGAACTTTACAAGGTACATATCAAGAACTTTACCTCTCTTTGTGATGTATTGTGCAGGAGTAATAGCATAGTCTTTAGAGGCAGATTCAACTTCTGCTCTCATACCTTTGTTTATCTCTGTCTCGGCTACTTTTTTGGGAGTGCTAAGCGATGATGCGTTCTCTGCTAATAACAGCATTATTTCAAGGTCATTAATATAAAGCCCCTTAGCATCTTGTTTGAAGAAACGTTTAAATTGGTCTCCATTCACACCTAAATCATATATAGGATATGACATGGTACCTCCGTCATAATCATAGGACTGTTCAATGAAATCTCCATTCTCGTTCTCTACACGTAATGCATAGCCACCTTCATAATTAATACGGGACAGTTTAACGTTCTTATCTGTAATTACAGACTGACGATCCACTTCTTTACCTAATTTCTCACTGTTATCGACTTTCGGAAACAAATCAGATGTGATAATGACATCATCATTTGTTTTTACAGCCTTTATCGGCTCTATCTTAACACCTTTGTACTCTGCAAACGCTTTTGTCTTCCGGTGGCTACTATCTATCCATTTCTCGAAATCCTCCAAGTTTACGGCAGTTACCACTGTCTTGTGATTATTTGCCCAGTCGCTGTCATAATTCGCGAAGTAAGCTGCCTCGGCATCGTCAATCTCATTGAAACCAAGCATTACCTTATGCTCATCAAAGCTGCCGTCCTCATTATACTGGTCCACCACGAACACCCTGCGTCCGTTCCACCCGTCAATATCGTCAGAGAGGAACACGTCTATGTGGTCTCCGTCCACGCCCTCCGTGCCACGGATGTAGCCGTAGGTGTTCTGCATAGTTGTTTCCCACTTGTTGCCATTGGCATCCACACCGCTGCGCACACTGCCTTTAGGCTGCTCGATAGTAATATCGAACACTCCGACCTGTACATGACCTTTCTTGTAATTCCCGGCTTCTTTCTGCGCTTCGGTCGGATTTACATTCACTTCCGCTTCTGCTGCTGCGATTTTTTCTCCTAACTCACTGCTTTTAACAGAATTATTCGTACCTTTGCTGTCAGAGGAAGTGCTTTGAGGAGTTATTCCCGAGTCCTTTGTGGCAGTCTCGGTTTTAATTGATTGCTCATAGTCCAAACCTTGCCTTTCAACCGAAGAGGTAGTCGCATCTTTCGGAGTGCGCCAAATGACACTTCCTTCCAAAAGACCTGTGCTTTGGTGTGAAGCGCTGCCGGATTGTTCGCCGCTTAATGGACTCTTACCGGTGGGAACACTTGCAGATGCGGCATCTGTAGAAGAGGAAACATCTTTCGCGCCCCTCTCCCAAAGCATAGGTCTTTTATTTAAACCGCCTATTGATTCATAACCGGAAGTCTTTAATCCATAAAATTTGCCATTGTCAGAATTGATAAGAATCGTAATCGCACGTTTCCCAGTACGTTTGCGCCCATTCTCTATGGAGAATATCAAAGCACCGTCATAACCCAATCGCACATGGTCAAAATTATTCATAACATCAAGCACAAACGAAACAGCCTCGTCTGTAGATGAAATTCCCAATTCCTTCCCATGTCGCTCAATCATATGGAGCATCATGCCGGGGGTCAGCCTGAATGGAGCTTTTGTATATCCTATCTCGTCAAAGACTTCTTGCGGTATATCGGCAAGGTCTATATTCCCGTTTTCATCTTGATAGAAATACTCGCCATTCCCTGATTTCTTTTCACTTAGCGTATATCTCGCTTGCTTGCTTTCACTATCTGCTTCAATTCGTTTATTGTTGCCTCCAATCGTGCTTCTTTGTTCGTCAGATTCTTCAATTCTTCTTCCACTGTCGGCTGCCCAGTTTCCGTTCTCAGTTCGTTTTCCTGTCTGATTATCTCCTCGGCTTCCTTGCTGCCCTCGTTGGCTTTGCGCACTACCGCCAGCCAATACATCGCTTCTGCGTTGTCCATCATATTCAAATTTTTCGTTTTCGTATAATAATTCGTTTCTCTTGTTTACCGCCTCGTTTATGGCTTCTGCCAGCGTCCTCGGGGTGTTGTCCGGCTCTTCAAACAAGGTTGTCTCCTGCGTGCCCTGCACCAAGTCGTATATCTCCGCAAACATCCCCTGCATGAATCCTTGGCTGCTGCCCTTGTACATCGCCGCCAGAAGCAGTGCGAAGTTACTGAAATTATCGGCAGGAAGGTAACTCTCGCCCGTTGCGTCATCAATCTGGTATTGGCGTTTCCAGCTTTCAACTGCCATCCGTGCCTCCTTGAAATTTTTCGCTTCGGTAAACAGTTTGTCCTGCGACAAGGCATAATAAGCCCGGATTGAGTTCTGTATCTCCTGGGCCATACGCTCTGCACTTGGGCTGTCATAATCCCTGAATGCCGTTGCGAGAATAGCCTTTTGAGCCTTTACAGGCAATGCGTTGAACATTTCTTCAAGACGAACACTGCCACCCTTGAAAATGCTCTGGTACATGATTCCGCGCAAGTCATTCTTGGCTTCGGCGGTAAGGTTGTCCTTGCTGTCAAATGCGCTGCTGTATTGGGTCGGTGTGATGTAGCCTTTCTGCATCATCCATTTTAACACATTTGTACCGTTGGCATCCACAAGACCGGCAAAGGATATTTCCTCATCGCTTGAAGCAAGCAGCAGGTTGGCGAACGAACGCATGTCATTGCCCATCTTCTGCATGATGTTCTTGGGCTTTATGCGTTCAATCCCTCCGCTCTCGGTGTCCTGTGCCACATACTGACCAAGATTAATGGCCTCCGCATCATCCACATCAACCATATTCACAAGGACAGGATGTTTCATACCATCAATATCTTCCGCTTGCAAGCCAAACTCGTCTGCGTGGTCTTTCAGATATTGTTTGTATGTTTCCGCCTGCTCCGAGTGGGCTGCCCACATCTGACGGAGAGCGTCACTTCGGTTGTTGCCCTGTATGACCTCCCCTCGTGCGTTCACGGTAGGCGCACCCGTATAGGCGGTAACGGAAGATGTGATTTCTTCTGGACGGACGTTTCCTGCAATCTTCCGGGAAGATAACAGGCTGGCTTCGTCATTCCGTTCTTTTGGTTGCGCCTCATCAATGAAGTGTAGAGGATTGCGCACACCTTGGATATGGCTCGGTTGCAACTGGTTCGCATCAATCACTGCTGCACGGCCGCCTACAAGAACATCATCGCTGAATTTTACGGATACATCCTTGCCATGCAATGCCTGTATCGGTTCTTGCCTGTCAACCTTATGACCGTTCACACGTCTGTACCCTCTTGCACGTGCATCCTGCGGCTTGTCGTCCACCATGTCCGGCACTCCGTTCAGGGCTTCACGCTCGATGCGTTCCGCTTCCTCACGTTCCACACGTAACTTTTCCTCTTCCGCCTTACGCAATGCGGCAGCTTCATCAGCAATGCGTCTGCGTTCAGCGTCCGCTTCCATTTTTCTGCGGTTGGCAGTACCGGCTATCTTCTGCCAAACGAGCAATTCCTGTTTGGCTGCATCAATCGCTGCCTTGCGCTCTTTCTCGGAAGCAATCTTTTCGGCAATGGAGTTGCCGCCTTTCGATTTGGCTTTCTCCAACTTCTTCAAGGCTTCTTCCTTGTCAACAACCATTCCATCGGCTACGGTCTGTGCCATAACCTCATCGCCCTCGGTCTGCTCCACAATGGCATCCCAAGCGGTATCGCTGTCGGCCTGCTCATATAGTGGATTTCCCTGCTCATCCTTTGGTATTCTCTGCATGGCAGGAATATTTTGAGGGGCATTGTTATCATTTTCGGGAATATTTTCCGCACCATTGTTGCTCTCATTCTCGGCAGGGCGTTCAAACGCTACTCCGTTATGCTCCAACAACATATTGTCAAGTTCATCACGGGTAAACAGGTTCACACGCTTGCCGTTGATAGGGGCTTCGGTAAATACCTCATACTTGCCGTCCGCATCAGCATCTGCTGTGATATTGCCACGGACGGTAACGCCGTTCTCATCGGTAAGCGAAACAATGTCATTGAGGGTGTATTGTGGTCTTTCAGCCTCTTGCATCTCCTGTTTCCGTTCGGCATTCTCAATGCTTCTCTGCTGCTCGAACTGCGCCACACGTGCCAAATTTGCCGCATCAGCCTGTTGCTGTATGGTTTCTTTTGCCAACGGGAAGATGTTCACACCGTCCGAAACGTTAACTGTGCCGTCCCCATTATCCACAATACCGTCCTCGTTGGCTATAATCTGTACTTGCATCTGTGAACCATCCTGTCCGGTAATAGTATAGGCATCACCCGGATTGAATGTAACCTTACCGTCTATCTTATCAGCCGCTTCACGTGCGAACTGCTCCACAATGGCTTGTTCTGCCAATTCTTTTTGCTCGTTAGGGTCTTGCGATTCATCAAGAGACAATACTGCATCAGGTGATACTTGTTCAAGTGCGCCGGTTTCCGAATCGCGAATGATGATGCTGTTGTCCGAATCGGTTACGCTCACACCGCTACCATCGTCATACGGTATAAGCTTGCCGCTGATTACATACACCTTCCGCTCATCCTGCTTCATGGTTGCCCCCTGTATCATGCCAGTATTACGGTTCACACGTGCATCTATCATTGAGTTGCTCTGCTCGATACGACCGTCTATATCATCACGTACACGTTGTATCATGCCGTTATACACTTGCTTGGCATTAATATAATCGATTACGGAAGACTTATCTTCATCATTCCATTGTCCGTTGCCATTCACAAACTCTAATGCGGCAATCGGATTTTCTTCAATCATTGTAAACATGCTCTCATCCACAAGGTCCGCAACTCTTGCACGCTGATACTCATACATGTTCTTTGCATCGTTCATCTCCTGCGAAGAAATGACATTGTACCCGTCGAGATAACTGTCGTTTGCTTGTTGTACACTTTCGTTTCGGTTGCCTCCACGTGATTGAGCCATAGAAGCAAGGTTAAATCCTCGCAAATTCAACGAGCGTTCCATATAATCCAGAACGGCAGCTTTCTCATTGATGGTAAAATCTTTATCACCGGCAATAAGTTCCGCAACTTCACCGATATTCTCATTGGTAGTAAGGTCAAGCATCGCCTTTAATGGCTCCCATACCTCTTTGCCGAGTAATTCATTCACTTTTGCGTCCGCTTTATTTACACCATGCTTCATGGAAGCATAATTTGCAGCAGACAAAGTATGTTTTCCTGCGCCCATTAATCCCATAGAGAGTGCCATGCCTCCCCAAATGTCACCATGGAATTGACCACTAGCAAACAAATTGGTACGTGTACCGTCCGGATTCTGTTGATAGGCGTCATCAAGATTGAGCATGGTACGCCACAGTTGTCCATAGTATTCTTCCGAAACCTCACCAACATAATCACTCACACCCATTTTGTTGAACATCTGATGAGTTTGTCCCATGATACCGTTCAACGCACTTGCGTCAGCCTTTGAAAGCACTGCGCCGATACGCTTTGCACCTACCACATTGGCTAGTTTGCTCATATTCCCAAGAGTAAAGACCGGATCAAGATGCGCACCGAACATTTCCGAATAATTCTCAATGATGGCATTGGCTTCACTTTGCCAAATGGCATCCCCCCAAGTCTTATCATTGGAAAAATCATAGTTGCCGTTCCCATCAACAACCACATCACCCAGTTTACGGTCAATGATGTCAGTAGTAGTTTTCCCTGCCTGTACTGTATTGGCCATAAGTGGGGCACGTACAAGCAAATCATCTGCAGTTGTACCGAGTGCTTTGATAGTCCAGTCGGTTGCATACCGTCCCAAACCTTTGGCTCCATTCTCTTTAATATAGGACTTGAAACCCTGCTGAGCCATTTTTTCAGCCGTTTCTTTGCCTATGACCTTTGTTGCAAGTCTGGTACTTCCTTTGGAGAAAGAGGACAATCCGTTAAATCCTCCACCTGTCAATACGAAATCCAACATGAAGGACGGCATATAGCCTGCCATTACACCTGCTCTGTTCCAAAAATCGGCATTTCCGCCATATCTTTCCTCTGCTTGTTGCTTCTCATGGATTGCGCCCATCATTGCATCATGCGCTTCATGTTCACCCTCGGTAGCATTTTTACCTTTCAGGTCATCGGCATTTATCATCGTCAATGCGTCACACATATCACCCATACCGAAATCCCAAGTACGCACATCACCCATAGTGCGGCCGAAACCACGCCAAAAGCCTACATCTACACCGTTTTCACGGTCTTTCTGTTCTTCGAGATTCTTAATCAGTTCCTCTGTTTCACGAATGGCTACAGATAATGCACGATTTTCCTTGTCGGATTGTTGGCGAGGCGTATAAGTGGCAGCTCCCAGTATGGCAGCGAGAGGGGCTTTGTTGTTTTCTGTCTCTTCTGCCCATTCCTTGTGTACTTCTAATGCCCTTTCCGCTTGTTTGGCTTTCAAATCCTGCAACCGGAGGTTTGCCTTGCGCAACTGTCCGCCTACAGACATGTCAGCCGCCTGTCGGTATCTGAAGCTCTCCATGTCGGCAAGTCCCTTGCTGGTGTATCGGTTGCCGAGAGGGGTAATGTAGGTTTTCTCCAACTTTCCGCTCTCCGGGTTGAACAGCATTTTCCCCTCTGCGGTCTGTCCGCCGCCCAATGGTGCGTTTTCGTGATACTCACGCATGGTTTCCATACGCTCGTTGAAACCGTCCATCATTTGCTCCGTACGGCGTTTCATCTGCCCCATATTTGCACTGAAGCGTATTTTATCCTGTTCTGTTAACGGATTTTCCGATTGCACCACAGCATCAGCTTTGCCAAAACCTAACTGATTGGAAAAACTATCGTAGTCCCCATAATCATATTCCTCACTGGTCGCATCATACAGTTTCTTACGCTTCGTATCATCTTGAATGTCGGTACAGAACTGTTCATAGCTGCCCAATTCATAATCTTTCGATAGCGCATCATACAGTTTTCGCTTGTTGTCATTATTCTTGTCTTTCATATCAGCTCATTGGATTTTTCTTCTTGTTGGATTGACTGCTTCCCATCGGGTTGCTCTTTTTTTGCTTGCTCTTCCTGTTCACCTCTGCTGCTACTTCCGAAATTGGTCTGCGCACGATTTTCTTTTTCGGATTCATGTAAGCATCCACACCATCATCTTGTTCTTCTGTTACAGCAATGCCCAGTTCTTCTGCTGCTCGCATCACCGCCTCATCATAATCGGCTTTGGTCTTATAATCCTTGCCGCCAAGGTTGCCGTAATACTTGTTGCCGCTTCCGCCTCCTTCATTGTAGTAGTTTGCCCGGGCTCTGCTGGCCGAAGCGGATGCTCTTTGCGCTCCACCTCTGGCTTTCTCTGTATCTACCTTGGCCTTTTCAAGTTCTTCCGCATATTTTGCTTCAATCCCTTTACGCTTGGCATCAGCCTCGGATGCTGATATTTTATTGCCTTGCAATTGGAGATTCAATTCAAACAGTTGCCTGTCGCGTTCCTCTTTGGCATTGTTCCGCATGCGGTTATAATCGTCAAGTCTGAGCAGTCTTTGCCACTTACGTTCACGGTCATCCCCTTCTTCATCAGCTATCTTTGCCTTCATCAGCCCCTCATAATATTCTTTCTCCTTGCCTTCACGTTCTTTCATCAGCTTGTCATATCTCACTTTGGTACGTTCTGACATGGTATTCTTACCGGTGTACATATTTGGAGCGTACTGCGTGGTGAAGAACAAGTTCGAGAGTGCCGATATGCCGTCACCGATAGCCGCAAATATCTGGTCTCGCTTCTGTTTCTTCTTTTCCTTTTCAAGTTCCTCCGCTGTCGGTGGAGTATAGGGATTGAGTTTTTTGTACAATTCAGTGTATGAGAGACTGCCACCGTTCACATCGGCTTGTTTGGCCGGAGGTGCAGCGACCATTTCAGATTGGGAGCCGGTA